TTCATTGAACGCATGGGACGTAAGTCGTATTGGTTCTATTAGATTAAAATTAGCATAAATTAAAAAGGAAGGTTGAAATATACCTTCCTTTTCTTTTAGAAAATAAGAAAAATAAAGATATATCCGCAGCATATTTATTTACATCTAAATTAGCTACTGAATAAGGCAACTCTACTACTAGAGTTTGTAGCATATCAATCCTTTGTTGAATTACCTCAAAACCGAATTTATATTCTTTTGAATTATTTCCAGAATAGAATATCTCAATAAAATCATCAGTGGCTTTATTGAGAGCATCATCAAGATAAGCTCCAGGTAAATCTTTCTTATGATTAGAATTGAGTTTATTCCATCGGAATTTAATTTCTTGATGAAGACGTTCTATTGTCATTCTACCCAGACGTTTTTCGCTTTTACTTCCTCAAATAATTCATTATACCAGTTTGTCACTGAAGTATCAGTAGATTCTGGATCATAAACAATCATGTCTGAAACTAAGAACGAAACCAATTTTTCATAATCAGTCCATTTGTAAACATTATTAGAAGCAGATCTAGATTTCCAAACAATATAACCATTAGAGTTTTCCATAACTCTTGCATTAAATGCTTGACGAACTAAGTATTTGATTTCAAATCGTTGTTTACCTTCTGATGTTTTTAACAGATCCATTATCGTCATAAACTTACCAATGTTCTCCATTTGATATTGTCTATCATTCATGAAATTATTAATAGCTTGTTTTACCTGATCTGGAGTTGATACACCAGTAATCAAAGGTGTTCCTTGATGTGTAGTTAAAAGACTTGCTACTTTATAATTCATAAAGTAAGGAGACTCGGTTTGAAGTTTATACTTAGAATAATTAGCAGCATCAATTACATCTTGTTTTCTCATTTTTTCCATTTCAGCTTCATTCTCTTCTGAAATATAGAAAAGATGTTCAGCAGGGTTTGCTGAACTTTTATTTAAAGCTATACTTGGATGATTTTTAATTAACTGCATTGCCATTCTTTGACGAGGAGTTTCATCGGTAAAACGATTAGGTCTATCAAAAAACACTACAGAAAATCTGGATATAAAAGATGGTTCTGCTTTTTCAGGGCCATGTAACTGATAAGGTTGAAAATTAAACATTGTTGGCCCTTTTACAGTTGATGTATAAAAGTCAGGATCAACATTATCTAATATTTCAAAATAAGTTTGCCTTGAAATTTGAGATTGTTTTATAATTTTTGGAAGCAGATCTGTCCATTTAGAACTTAGGTTATAAGTTGACCTAACTTCTTCTTCAGAAAGATCTAGAAACGGATTAGGAATTAGCTCATCTAATCCCGTTACGTATTTATTTTTATTAAAATCAATAAGGAATTTTAACACAACTTCTGTGCCAAACTCCCTGGTTTTATTCATTCTTTCTCCTTTCTTTAATTCCTTTGTTTTAGGATCAATATAATTATACGTTTGAGAATCTCTTCCTTGAGAAGATGCCCTTAATACTGGAGAAACAAATAATATAGAGTGACTTTTCATATCTTTATTTTTCTTATTTTCTAAAAGAAAAGGAAGGTATATTTCAACCTTCCTTTTTAATTTATGCTAATTTTAATCTAATAGAACCAATACGACTTACGTCCCATGCGTTCAATGAACCAGCGATAGTACGGTAGATACCTAACTCCTTAGAATTGGTAGATACATTACTACCTGACACTTCTGCACCAGTTGCAAAATCATATGCACCTGATACAGTGTAATATTCTTCCACACCATCTTGCATAACCATAGTCAAGTTTTGACCATTCATACCTTGTGGAGTTTGATCGGTTACACCCAAATCAAAAATATCCATAGTAAAAGACTCTAAGGTAAAGTTGGTTCCAGGAGCTAACTCAGGGAAACGACTTCTATCATCTTTAGTAGGATCATGAACAATGGATACTTCCAAACCGTTCATCATTTTGATTTTAGTGAATTGCGCACCATACTCAAGTTCATTAGAATGATACCCTTCAGGATCAGTTCTCTTTTGAGCAAACAAAGTATCTACTGTTACAATAGTTGAGTACTCTTCAAAAATCTTTTGACTTAAAAATTGAATTCCACCCTCACCAGATGCAATCTTAATCTTACGATCAGAAAAACCTTTACGAGTTAAGAACTGGTTTTGAAAGAAACCAAAAATATCAGCAAGACTTAAATCACCATTATGTTCAAGATACTGACCTTCTTTAACAAGTTGTCTCCAACCTGCTGGAATCTTGATTGGACGACCTGAATCAACATCAAATGTTTTTTGCAATTGACCAGATTCCATTGCCATTTCACGATCCCACATTACTCTTTCTTCAAGGCGAGCCTCAATATTAGTAATAAAAGTACCTTTAGAAATAGCCTTACCCTCTTTAGTTTGAAGATTAGTTTGATAAACATAACCAGAGCTTACAGCAGCTCCTTTCATTTTCTGACCAGCTATAGTATAACCGTCAGTTGGTCTTTGAGTTTTCTTTTTTGCACATTCAATTTCTGTACGAATGAATTTGTCTGTAAATTCTGCTTTACGAGAATACTGAGTACACCAGTTTTGCAGTTTAAACATTTCACCAAAATCATCAGGGCCATACTTAGTATTAAGTTCGTCCGCAGTGAAAGTAGTTTCTTGTACAAAAGTCATTCCAGGTTGCAAGTACTTCACTGGAATCCAAGCATTCATATCTCCTGTTTGAAGTTCAACTTCATATTCAAAAGAGTTTACTGAACGCTGGGTAGCTTGACCAATAATACGCAATAAGGGAAGATCAGCACCAGCAAGTTTAATATAAACTGGCTCATGCAACCAATCTCTATCAGCAGCAATTTTAAATCTTAAACCACCTTTACCAGGAGTAGATGCTGGATCTACCAGCAATTCTGTAAAACGAAATTCGTTTGCTGTGCTACCCATGAGATACCAAGAGTAGTCGTCTGTTCCACCTGGAAGCATATGAACTTCTTTTTGGGCAACAGTATAATATGTGAATTTTTTGTTCACCATGTCTTCTCCAATTTTAGAAGAAAACAGTTGAGCGCCTTTTACGCCCATTTCAAAAGGAGAGTAACTTCTGAATAAGTTAGCATGAGTGAAGCTATCAAAATAGCTACCACCCCAAGCTGAACGCTCATGAGTTACTAATGCGGATCTACGTTCCATTAATGTTAAAAGTTATTAAATAATCATTGTATATTTTTTCAAATCATCATTCTTAGAAAGATCTGTTCGATTACCAGACTTAGATTTACCAGCAGAATCATAACCAGATTTTTCCAACTTCTCTTTTAATTGAGATGTTGCTCTAGACTCACCTTGTTTCAGATAAGATTCCATGTTAAATTCCTTACCGTCAAACTTAGATAAGAAATCTATAAGTTGAACATAAGCCTTTGGGTTTTTAGATATTTCTGCGAAAATTGTATTTGTTTTAGGAATAGTTTGTAACACCTTATCTTTCTGAGGTTGTGTCCATTTTACTTCCTGAAGTACTGTTTGTACAGAATCAAAAAATTGTTTTTGAGCTTCGGTTATTTCAGTATTTTCTACTTCCTTAGCTTTTATAAGTTTATCTGTTTGTTTTTCTTTTTGTTGTAATAATTTTTCAGCTTCTGATATAAGTTCATCTGAATCTTCTAACTCATCTAATTGAGCTTGAATTGCAGCAGGTCTTAAACCAGATTGCTTAAGATGTTCTTCTAAGTAAGACCTAGCAGAATCTAATGTAGATACGTCAGGAGTATCTTGTTCATTAATAAATTCTTTTACAAAATTTTTAAATTCTTCTTCTGTTAGATTTTGACCAGCAGTAGAAACATAGTTTAAAACTTGCTGTGAAAAATCTGGATAAGTTGATATTTCTTGTTTTACAAGTTCTTTAGGACGACTCAATAAACTTTGTTCAATATAATCAAATGTCCCATCAAAGTCATCGCTTTTAGGAATTAAGTTTTTTTCTACTAAAGTCTCATAAACATGTAATGCCAGAATATCACCTTCAGGTTCATTTGTTTCTTCACCCGATTCTTCAGGTTCATTATCTAAATCTTCCTGATCTGATTCTTCTGTAAACTCTTCTTGTATTTCAGTTTGAGTATCTGAAACTAAATCTTCTAAAGTCAAAATTACATCTGACTTGTTAACACCTTCAAGTGTTGGTAATGTTGTCATATTTCTTAATTTTCTTGAAACAAAATTACAACATATTAAATACTTAATGAATTAACATTAATCAATATGCTATAATTTTGCCCCTATGATTACATAAATGTAAAATACTTATTTACTTGATTTTTTATTAGCAACCTTCTTTTTAAAGAACCACCCTGATCTCGAAATAGTTTTGTTTTGTAAGTTTCTAATAATACATTGCACTGACAGTCCAAGTTCATTAGAACAGCTTTTGATAGAATCAAATTCTAAAAACTCATTGTCTCTTTCTGCGAATATAGGAGTTTTGTTGATCCTACTAATAAGTTCAGATCGTGTTTCTATAATCGGAACGATTTCTGGACAATACGTAAATTTTCTTGTTTTATAGGATACGTTTAATCCTTTACTTCTTCTTCTGCAAACATTTGCGATTATTCCAGGATCACAATTTAATTGTCGTGATACAGTCGCTACTGAATTATAAGTGTTAATGATATTTCCGTTTTCGTTTACTTCATAAACCATTTTGGATGTTGATATATGACTTCCAGAACGTTCTTCTAAATTTGCTAGAATACCTGAACCATCAAACAAACATCCAAATTTTCTTATAAATTGTGATTCTACATTTAAACATTCTTCTTCGTTATCAGAGTAATACAACTCCTTAACTAAAAAGAGATTGTTATTTTTAGAAACGATCTTATTCCAAATATCATTTCTTTTATATTTTGTGTATGCTCTACGATAATGGTTTCCGTTTAATATTGCTTTTCCTATATAGAAAACATCCCCATTAGGTCGATAATGCGCGTACACACAATATTTTAATTTCATTTACTAGTCGGCTTATTTGCAATTTTTTCTTTTATTTTTAATTCTTTTTCTTTTAACCTAACATTGTCCTCCTGCGTTTTCTTATCCAAAGATAATTTTTCTTCTTTAAGTGTATAGTTAGCAATTTCTATAACATCAGGAGTTCCATCATCATCTACGTCAGTATCCTTACTAAAACCCAATGCAGAAATAGTAGCTTTTTGAATTTCAGTTTCTCTACGCTCCTGTTCTTTTAAAATAATCAATTCTTTTTCTCTTTCATGTTGTTGGAGTAAAAATTGATTTTGAGTTTCCTGTAACTGTTGTTGATTATTAGCTTGTAGTTGTTGAAGTTCAACTTGTCTTTGATGAAATTTATTTTCTTCAATTTGAATACGTTTGTGAATTTCTTCAGGGCTACCTTTAGCAACAATATCTTTTAAAATCTGACTTACAGCAGTAATACCTTGACCTTGATTTTGAGCAAAAGCTTGAGCTTGTTGTAACATATATCTAGCATATTCTTCTGCTCCAGAAGCAGTTTGTAAAAATAAACCTAGATCAATAGGTTCTAGCATTTTAGGTGTTACAGTCAAAGTTTCTTCAACGTTACCTGGAAGCCAATACTGAAAAGATAATTCAGGAACATCTCTAAGTTTCATTTGAGTTTCACAATAAGTTCTAAAATCACATAACCAATCATTTAAAGCATCTTTCCAAACTAACGATTGTATGAAGAAATATGGTTCTGTAATAGCGTAACTTTGTTTAATACTTTGCTGGTTATCTGAAACATTAGATCCTTGTTGGAAAGTAGCTTGCCTTTGAGGACTAATTCCCATAGCCATTGCTATTTCCTGTTTCACTAATTCAGATAACTGATGAAGATTCATTAATTCAACAGCAGTTCCTATTAAATAACCATTTGAACCTGGACTTCTTGTAGAAGGTGGTAGAGCACCGTAACTAGTTTGACTACCTGAGTAAATATCTTTATTAGTCTTTTTTATAAAAGCAAGATAAGTTAAAAGTTTACTCCTAATATTATTTCCATATAAATCTTCTCCTAAATTATCTGGAATTTGATCTATATCAATACTTTGAATAGCACCTTGATATTTAGCAAGTTCTCTATTCATAATATGTTTTATGAAAATATATTGTAAGTAAGGAGGAATTGCTCTTTGAACTAAAGAAACCGATTTTGCATTTCTATTATTAATCACTGCTCCTTTAGTAGAAAGACTAAAAGAATCAAATGGACGTTCAATGTTAGTTACTTGATAAGGAACTTCTCTATAAATAGGATATACGTCTGAACCTAATCTAATTATTTCATATTTTCTAGGAATCCACAACTTTTCAGCAGTAAAGAATAATCCGTAATCTTCCCAAGTATATCGCTCGGACTCCATATCATACCTATTAATAAATTTTTCTTTTACGGCTTTTTCTGGAATTTCAAATCCTGAATCTAAAACAGAAGTTACGAGTTCTCCATATTCATCCTTATAACTCAAAAAGATTAATTCTTTAAAAGCTTTAAATTCAAAGTGAGTTTCCCAAATCAAAGTTCTATTATTAGATAAATAACTATCTGTCTGACTCAACCCAATTGTTTTATCAATGCTAGGTTTAGTTTGATTAATAAGTAGATCTTGTTTAGTATGGTCAAATACTACCTTACCGTCTGGCCCTAATGAATGCCTTTTGTCTAATCCTCTTCCAAAAGTAACTTGAAGTTTTTCAATATCATCATCTGATAAATTATATTCTTCTATTGCAGAACCTAATGTAATTGGTTGTTGATATGCAAACCAATCTCCCTTGTGAATAAATTTCTCATTAGGTGATTTTAACCAAGTTCCGTATAAAGGATTACGAATTGTAATAACAGGTCTTCCATGTCTCCATCCATTATAGATAAAAAATCTATCAGATATAGTAGCATCTACCATTGTATCTGCTTTTTTATCTAAAACATTTTGTTCATAATTACAATATTGTAACGCTTTATTATAAAATATTTCTAGTTCTGATAACCAATTTTGTTGTGCAAGATTTTCAGGTTCTAACTGAGTTCGTAAATTTTGAATAAATTCATTAGTTTGTTTTTCATCCATCCCTTGCATTTGCATTTGAAGTTTTTGAATTTCAAGTGCAACTTTTTCATCAACAGATCGTTTAATTAATTCAATCCTTTCTTTATTTTTTGCTTGAATCGCATTGGCTGATAAAAGCATTATATGGAGTTCATCTCTACGCTGTATCATTTCTCCCTTTAAAATATTTACAGAATTGTGTAATTCTGGATAAGGTTGAACTTCTTCATCAACTTCACCAATATCTTCTCCAAGAGGTTGACAAAATGTTTTCAACATACTTTTAAAATCAGATAAATCTCCATTTATAACTTTATAACAAGTTAACATTGAAGTATAATCATCATTGTCCGGTATTTGAGCAGGTACAATTTCATTAAGATAATCCTTAAACCATTGACCATCGTTTTTATATTTTTCCTTTTCGGAAACTTTTAATTTAATCATATAATATATGAGACGTGTTTATTAATAATGTGGCTAAGGCAAAGCTGTTTAATAGTGCCGTTATAACTACATTAGTAGGATCCAAAAGATTTGGATCAAATTGTTTTGTTTTTACATTGAATGTTTGAGAAGAAGGTTCCATATCAATATTTGCATTAGATAATATTTTTCTAGCAGGGGCCAGAAGTACATTTCTAAATTCAGAAGTAAATTCTAATTCTGCAATATCTACTAATTCAGAACCTGCACCTTTTACGTAACCAGAATTACAAGCAGTTTTACAAGCACCAACAGCATCTTCAATTCTATCAAATTCTTCTTGAGCATTAGCTAAAGTTCTACCACCAACATATATAATTGCAGAAGTCTGATTTAAATTATCAATTCTACGTTGATAGTCAATAGCATCATATTCTTCAGTTACTGCTTCCAGTTGAGATTCTAATTGTCCAATTCTCTTTTTAATTTTAGTTTGTTCAGGATTATTATAAAGAGTAAAATCAATCGGAGTAACTGTAATTTTATTTACAGAATCCTTTTTTATAAAAGATTTCATATCTCTTATGTTTTCTTTTACTGCTGCTCCCCATCCTGGAAGTTTTAACAAACAAATATCCAGGTTTTTTGATTCTTTATTAGTAAGAGAATACCTGATAAAAGAATCAGAGAAATCTCTAGCAATAATTACTAATGGAGTTTTGGCTTCATGAAAATCATTTATCATTTCCACATAACCCTGAAAATCATTCATAATATCTTCAGATATAAGAATAGTTGGTTTCTCAGCTTGATAAGTTCCATTTAACTGATTAGCAAATCCAGGATGAATCAGTCCACCGTCAAAATTTAATCCTTTAGTAACTTCATACATAGTATGAGGACTATCATTTGACATTTGAACTGAAATAGAAGCTTTTAATCCAACTTTTCTATATATTTCGTATATTAGATTCGCAAGTTTATCATTCTTACATGATGTAAAAGCAATATTATAAATATCATCCAGTTTTTCTATTTTAGAACTTCTTTTTTGAAGTTCAGATACAACAATATTAACCTGTCTTTCCCAATCATCTAAAACATCATTGATTGGAGCTTTAGTACATTCTTCAAATAATCTTGATACAAACTCCTGTACAAATAAAGAAGTCAATGTTGTACCATCTCCACATTCCTTTACAGTTTTATTTGCAGCAGTAATTAACATTTGCGCCCCTGCATCTTCCTCAGAATTTTGTAGTTGTATTTTTTTAGCTACAGACACGCCATCTTTTGTAAACTGTAGTTTCTTTTTTTCAAACATTAATACATTTTTACCAGAACCTCCCATTGTAGAAGTTATAATCTTAGCAGCTTTTTCAATACCACTTAATACTCTAGTCACAGAGTCATTATTATTTTCAAGTCTCGTTTGCAATTCTCTCATTGAATTTTCTTATTCTATGCATAGTATCTTCCGTCTTAAATAAAAACGGATTCATAGATATTTCTGCTAGTATATTTTTATTAGGTTTACTTCTTTCTTTTATAATATCATGTTCCATTTCCTTTAAAGCTAAAGGAAATAAAATTAAAGCTGACACAGCGTCATAGTTTCCTTTTAATTCAAATTGAATAAGTTGTTGTACAGTAAATAAACAAGGATATATTTCTACTACTCTGGACTGCTTTCCATTAAATACAGTATGTTTTAACAACCATTCATGTGTATCATCACACATTTGAATTTTATCAACTTGGTTTCCAACCATTATACCATATTCCAATACCTTTCTTTGAACAGCAGAAGACCCTTTTTCTTTAGATGGTCTTAATGCTAATAAATGCATTTTATTTTTCTTCATATAATAACCTCTACAAGAATCTCCTCTGTTTGCTTCATACCATAATCCTCTTAAAGGATTACCATAATAAGCTAGAAGTTTTTCCTGATTTTCATAATAAGCATCTTTACCATTTGGATGTTTACCTATATATGTAGCAACTAAATAATTTCCATTAAATCCTTCAGAAATATACTTTGGGTTTAGAAAAACTTTAGTCACACCTAAAGAAGCACCTTCATCTATATTCTCAGAAACATAAGGGTCAAACGTTGCAATATACATATCATCAGGAATAGATCCTCTAAGATATTGAGGCTTCTCGTAAATACAAATACCACCATCTATTTTATTTACTGTCCTATCAAAAGGAAACGTTTGTATTAGTTCTATTTCAGGATCATATTCAGCTCTAACTCCATTAGGCTGTTTAGAGTCCCAAATTAATCTAGTTGGCTGACCTAATTGTTTAAACAATTGATCTCTAACTAATTCTTTTTCTCTTTCCATTAACTCAATAGTAGGAAAATAAGAACCTTTATTTGAAATCCACATGTCAGATGGAACTAACGGATAGTTCATCTTCTCATTATAAATAGAAGCAGGATCTGATTTGGAAGCAGCTTCTATTCTTCTTTCGGCATAATGTTGTAAAGCTGCTTCAATGTCAGTATTTCCATTTTCATCTTTAAATCTCAGTTCAGTAAGATAAGCAGGAATAAACAATCCAATTTTTTTATCTGATTGTTCCCATAAATTATCAAACTCTAAGAAATTATATTCAGATGGATTTTCAAAAACCAACTTAGACTGTTGAACTAATTCAATATTACCTGATGTACCAATAGCTATTTGAACTCCAAATTGCTCTCCATCTACAGAAACAGTAGCTTGGTTAGAAAGCAAAGCATCTCTAAAATTAGGCATTAAACCAATTTCCTCATATGCATCTAATAAAACCCTTGCTCCAGCACCAGCTTGTGATCCATCTTGTTTTTTATCAGAATAGTTTACATGATATAAAGCTGTGCCAGTTCCTTTGGGTGCCCAACCTCTTGTAGTTTCTATTTGATATTCATATCTGTAAGGATTCTTTTTATTTCCTGGTTTGTAATCACCTACCCAAGATCTATAAAATGGATTAGGCTCATATACAATAGACTCAGGAGTACCATATACTCCCAGATCTTTATCAACTGCTAATCTATTTAAACCTGTTACAATTTTAGAAACAAGTTCAGAAGATTTATCTGTAATACCTGCACCTATACTAATAGACGCAATTGTTGGATTTTCTACCCATTCTTTTGTATATTCTTTAGCGCCATCAAAACTTAATATGTGTGTTGCTATTCCAGCAACAGAAAAACTCTTTCCTCCCTAATTTAGACTATATCTTCACCCTCAACGTTACTTGGTAGGGGATATGTTTTATGTATTACTTGTTGGCCAATTTTAATATTGATTTTATATAACATTGATGGAATTATAAACGGTTTAATGATAGTAAAAAATTTATTTATCTCGTCTGCTTTACCGCATCTTAATCTATAGAATTTTTTTTCTTTTTCCTGATACCAGTTAATATTCCACACATCTTTAAAATACTTAATTATCACTTCGTTTTCTTTTTCACTTAAATATGTATTTAAGCGTATTGTACAAGATCTATAATTCTCCACACCGTCTTTTCTTTTATATTTTGCATTATAAATAGAACCATCATCCATATACCATATTGCTAAACCTAATGGATCAAGTCTATCTAAAACTTTTCTTGAAAATGTTTTTCGTTTATTTTGGTAAATAAATCTGTACAATATTTTAAAATAAGGATGATTTCTTTCAAACTTTACTGAAAGAATTTTACTTCTCCCAGATTCATCCTCATAGTAATAATCTGATTTCTTCTGAAATGTTTTAGCTTGTGAACTACTAAGTATAGTTTTTAACTTTTCTACTTTCCATAGAAAATAGTCAAACTGTTTATTCGAGTGTCGAAGCATAAACCTTGCTTGAACTGTATTATTTACAATTCGTTGATTTATACATCCGTCTCCAAGAACACAAGCTATTATAAAATTTTTATCGCTTTTTGTCATGCCTTAACTAAGTTAAAGTCTAATTTTTTAAAGTAATACTAGTCGTTGAACCTTCTCCGTTTAAGGAGCTTGGCTGCTGATTACAACACCTATTTCTTTTCAAACCCTCACACCTGTTTTTTCAAACTATGTTGTGGTGAAATAAGTTATGTCGCTTTCCAGCAATTTACATATTTCTTAATAATTATTACTAATTACTGCGGCAGAAGAGTGATCAACCGCGAGAACCAAAAATAATAATATTTCTTGCAGGATTTTCATATAAAGGTTTACCTAAATTTTCTTCATGTAATCTTTTTATATACTCTCTTGCAGGAATATATTGTTTTCTTTTACCATCTTTAGAATGTATGTGATTAAACCTTAGTCTAAGTTCAGGTTTACTAGATTTCTCTAATTCCTTATAAAGATTTTCTTTTATAAGTGCAATATCACAACTATATAAATTATCATTTTTGTAACCAGAAAAACCTTGTGCTTCTAAATAAGAATAATGTATTAACCAGTCTAAATCTCTTATAGTAGGTTTAACATATCTTCTGACTTTAGAACCACTTTCTGTATGTTGAATCTTAAAAAAGTTTGCGTAATAAAATAAAGTTGGTGGCATAAATCTCCAACCCCCATTATCATATGCCCATAAACCTTCAATACAATACTGAAAATACTTTTTCCATAATCCTGGAAAATCAGGATGATCTGGATGTAAAGATGGCACATTAACCAAGAATCTAGTTCTATCTTCAATATAAATAAGATCTTTTTTTAATCTTTGAATATCAGTAATCACTTTAATATTTTATTTATAATATATTGTTGCATATACGCATATACTTCTGAAGTATCATTTGTAAAAGGAGTATCCATAAACTCCATTAAAAACTGAACAGCATGTAAAGACTCATGTACCAACAAACCAATATCTTTCTTTAGTGGTTTATGAATATAAAGAAAAATTGTGCAGTTTCCATCTCGTACAGTATAACCAAAACTATAATGAAGATCTTCAACAGTCAAATGATCTAAACCTTGTGAATGCTGTTTAATATAATCAAAAGCTTCATCAGGCTTACTGAATATTACATGAAGATTTTTCGGAAAAGGATGCAATGGTATTATCTTTATCTCCATAAAGTATTTCGTTTTCTAAGTAACTATTTATTTGCTTTATCAGCTTTTCACAATTATTCTCAATATTTCCAGAAGAATATTCTTTTAAAAATAAAGCCATACTCTTACTGGAAACTAAAATGTCAAACAATTCTTTATTCATCAGGTGTTATTAAACCTCTCTCGCGAGCAGTTAGTTTTCTATTACCCCAAACTCTTTGTTCGGATTTATTCTTTTGAAACATTTTTTCTATTTTTTCAAAATCTTGATATATCTTTGGTAACTTAGCCTTAAGATCAATAATCTCTTTAACCGTATCCATTGTTATTGGAAGATTAGATAAAAACTGACTAATTTCAATTAACTGATCTTTCTGAAGCTTATATGCTAATTCATCAGCATTCAAACATAAGTATGGATATTTTTCTAAACATTCAGAAACAACAGGATTATTTGGATCAAAATTAGAATTAAATTTTAAACATATATCTAATTTTTCTTGTTTATCCACAATCCTATAATATTTATTAACTTCTTCATCAGGATCAGTTAACCAAAGCACACACCACATATCTTTAGAAGACTGTTCTTTACTCTTAGAAGTATCATTAGAATAAAGAGTTGCAAAAGGTTCTACATATTTAATATGTGGATTAAGTTCCCAAAAGTTCCCATCTTGATGCTTATCAATACTTGCAAAGGTACTCATCTTTTCATATACGTTTTAAGTAAATTCAACTCTTGTTCACTAAGATAAACAAACGAATCTTTTAATTCCTGAAAAGTGTAATCTTGAATATTAAGATAACCTTTGGGTGCAACCTCAAATGAATAACCATCACTCTCCTCAACAGGAGAATTTTCAAATTCATCTCCTTCCACTAGTATGTGGTCTCCATTATACCAAGCTTTAGTATTTAAATCATAATATACATGTATTAACAGCCAAAGCATACACGGGTGTATTTCTTGTTTATATCTTTTAATGAGTTCTTTTATCATATAGTTCTTTTTGTTCGGTTAAAAATTTCTAATATTACTTTTATTTCAATATTCATATTACAAAACCTGTAACTGTTAAATCATCAACAGTATCATCTTGATATGTAATCATAATAATCTTATTAGATACATAATTTGATGCTATACCATTTTTAATTGTCCAATTAACAGTTAGTTTATTCTCATTAAACTTATATTTCACACAAGAACACAAAGGCTCTATTTCCTTTATGGATTTAGAGCCTAAATATTCAAAGTGTGTTTTGTATGTATTTCCTTTAGTAAGATTACCAAAGTTGTGAAGTTGTTTATTCCAATTCTCCATCGTCAATATATTCTAATATTGGATAATTTCTATCATAGCTTTCTCCATGTCCACATTTATCACATTTATGATTAAATTGGGTGAGCGCAAAAGTTCCTGTAGTATCAGTTATTGACATACTTCCCCAAGTACATTGAACCATCATACCAGTACATTTAAGACAATACTTATATGTCCTTACTAACTTAACATTGAATTTTCTTTCCATTAATCAAGATTAAAGTTTAGCTTTAATTTCATGATATTGAATCATCGCATACCCGTAATGCTGATTGGTAATATCAGTTGGGGGATCTGCTAAATTACTATCAGGGTGACAAAAACTTTGAGCAACTACAATCTTAGCGTTAGCACCATTTCCAATAGCATGAATCATGATAGCTTTTCTAGATAAGAAAACTACATCTCCTGTTTTAAGTGGATTAGATTCTGGAGCCGAAATCACCACAGCTTTCATGGTGAAAGGAAAATCAGATTCTACTTCATTATAACCTGCAATTCCAGATTTAGTTTCAATTGGAATCATCTGCTTATAAGGCATAACAAGTTCTCCCACTTTTGTAGGTTCATGTAAATAAAATCTTACTAAAATTTCATGTAATGGTTTTACAGACTCATAGAGAGGATCAATAGTCTGAATATTTTCGTTGTATTTTACAACTTGCTCCATATAAGTATCAGTGTACTTAAAAGCATGGATATTTGTTTGTGCAATCTTAACCTGCTTATCCATTGGATTATCAGATTGATTTGCTTTAATAAAATCATTCATTGTTTGTTTAGCCTTCGGCTTGTTTTTTCTTAACATTGTTTTTGTTTTTTCTTCTAAATTTAATTAGATTTTCTTTCATTCGGTGTCTTAATTCTGTATTCTCATCCTCTAAGTGTAACACCTTATCTAACTTAGATTCTTTTAAATTAAAACATAAAAAATTATGTATTAATAAACCACTTTTACAATCACCAGGATCAGATAGAACAATTCCAATACCATCATGAAAACTCTTGCAAATCTCATACACCTTTTCTGGTGACATTTTTAACTCTCTTGCTACTTCTAATGCTAATGCTTTTTGCATCTAATTTAGTTCCGTTTGGAATTTTATCAAAGTTCTCTATATCATCAAAAAGTGGATTAGAGACCATTGACACTACGGTTCCATCTTTAAAATAATAAACTATAAAATTATCTTCTTTATAAACTCCTATTTTAGAGTGCATACAAAAGTATAATTTAAATTATCATATTTACCAATTTCTTGAATAATAAGTGTAGCTATAACTGTCAGACCATCTTTAGTCTGAAATTTTTGATAGATTGCTCCACTTATAAATTTAGATAAATCAATTTCATCAGGATTATAAACATCAACAGCAATAAATCCTTTTTCTTTTAACTTAGAACCAAAAGGTATTTTCCATACTCCTGTTTTGTTTTTAGAATGAAACTCCGTAAGTTCTTCTTGATATTCAAATCCCTCAATTTTTTTAGGCTGAGGTTTAATTTGTTCCGCCCTGCTTATAATAGCAATTTCATCAACCATTATCATAATACAACCAATTGTTTACTATTAATTATTTCAATATTCATATTGTGGATAGAACTTAAGTATCTATCAGACTCTAACTCTTTCACCAATATATTAAAGTTTCCTATACTCATTAATACCGTTGTAGGTACTCTTGATTTCTTCAATAATTCGATCTGGAGTTCAATTATTTTGTCCAGTATCATTTTCTATTTCAAATTTAATAATCATTGTCACATCATCTACTAATTTAGTAGCAAATGATTTAGAAACTTCTGTCAGTTCTTTATTAAGAATTAATCCTTTTTCTTCCAACTTCTTCAATACAGGTGGAAGATTATTTTTACTAATTCCTGTATCCTCTAGTGTCATATTAGCACTAAGAGTTGATAAAACTTTAATCTCATTTTCTGTAAGACCTAAACCTCTAAGATTTAAAAGTTTGTAAAAATATTCCAAAAACTGTTTCTTAGTTACCACAATACTCTCTTGTGGATTTTTATCCATTATATCTTTTAGTGGATTAATTATCATTGTTTAAGTTCTTTTTTAAAAATAAAATATAATAAACTTAATGGCCAAAATACTCCATTTATAATTGTCTCAATTACATCACGCATAACATTTACATAAAGTATATTTTCTTCAAAGTAAGCTTTAGTGTAAACTCCTGCGATAACAGCATATAATATTAAAAGCATAACATTTTTATTATGGTGATTACTACAAAAGTAATTGTAAAAATAACAATAAGTTTAGTATAATCTTTAGATTCATTGGGTGAAGGTTTATATTTTACTTGTGTTTTCCTTCTAACCATTTGTTTTATTGTACCGTGTTTTATAAGTTTAGTTGTTTTACTCATAATTTAAAAGTTCATTTTTTGATATACCTCTCCCTCCCCCATTGAATGTCACTTCAATTTGGTTGAGAGCTTTTAGCTCTATAATTAATGTAGAACTTCTGGGTGCCAGTGCGTACATCAAATCTTTAGGATTCAACTTTAACCATAAACAACTAACTTTTATACTCTTTATATAAAGATTACCAAGTCCGGCATAAGAAGTTCTAACAAGAATTAATCTTGAATATTTACTTCTTCTCTCCCAGTTGTTTAAATAACACCTTTTATATCTACACCATATTCGCATCTATCGGTGAAATTTCATTTTCATCACCACCTAAAGTATAATACTCTACGGGATTACTTCTTATAAACCGACTTCTGAACCTGTTCTAACATTTGGTTAAATGTAGTCCACAGGCTGATCTAAGGATGCTAGGTTTAGGTTATAAACTTGGTACAAAGATAAGGTATAAAAAATAGTGCAGGATTGAAATTAAGGTGTTTTTAAAACTTTAACTTTTCCTTAACTAAAAAAGTGCAATAGGAAGCTCCAGATACAATATGGGTAAATGAAAATAATTTTAGGTGTTTTTTGTAAGTACATTGTTTTGTAAAAAATTAGGTGATTTTATTTTTTTTTTAATTTTTTTTTTGGAATTTTTTAGAAAGAGTTGTATTTGATAATGTAAATTTATTTTTTTGTTTTTTAGTTTTTTTGGAAAGAATAACACTTGATAGAGTAACCCAAACCCCACCCCCTCTTAGTTTTAGGGAAGGAAGACTCCCCTGGTGGTTAGGTCGTAGAGAAATACTACGAACAGTTTGCGGCATTGCTTATAATGCCGACCTAACCATACATTTTATTTCACTCAATAAATTATCGTAAATCATGGCTAATCAAGCTGCTCAAGTACCAACAACCACATTTGGTTTCATGTCCATCAATCTGTTCAAGCAGAATGTTGGGGCTACTAAATTGGATGTTCTTCGTAATCCTAACACCAATAAGTTATTTGTTGCTGCTGACAATGGCACCAACTATAACTGCCAACAGGATTTGGATGTTAAGTTGCCTATGTCTATCCTCCTCCCTGATGGTGATATGACTAAGGCTTGCCTTATCAACCCAAAGCCAGGTGCTGATGTGATTGCCACCCTGTAAACTCATGATGCTGCTCCTGTCATTACTTCCGGCTTTATGGCTCAAGTATTGATGGGAGCTATTGTTCTCACTCACTCTATAACTTATTATGAACTACGTACTGGTATTATGGCCTGAATCGCAGGCGTATATGGATAAAGAATGGTTTCGGTCAGAAGCCTATCTTTGTCAAGCTTCTGAAGAGCAGGAGCATCTTGATTCTGCCTACTTCATTCCTAAAGAAAGATATGAAGAGGGCCTAATTGATGGCAATCAGACTTAATCTACAAATAACACCAGTTTAAATCCAATAGTCTTAGATATTAGACATTGGACTGGTGTTTAAGAATTGGTTACACCGAGTTTCCCACATATAAAACTCGTTTTAAAGAATACTCAAGGCCATGTGCACTTGGGGTTATATGATGTACAAACAACAACTATTCTTGTTGATTCATATAATTATATCAAGGGATGAATAGAATGAGGTGTTCATCAAAAAAGAGGTATCCACAGCCTATTGATTTAGGCTTAACTCTTACTAAGAATGAGAGGACAAGTGGATAACTGTTATATCTACCCTACGGTCTAAAGGGGTACAGTCTGGTATTTACATGGAGCATTCGTTTTCTCCGAGTCAGGCATATAATAGTAAAAAACTACGGGAACAGTTGGATTGAAAAGCACTGAGATTTCATAGCCTTCAATCCTTCTGTTCCTTCATTTGATTAATACACCTATTATATATCTGCGATACAGACATTGGAGTAAGAACAGTAAATTCTGTTGAAAGTCTCCTATATAATATGGTGTCAAGATATTATCAACAGTAGATATTACACCTGCTTGGCCCAAGGTGTGAGTTCCATGTTTTACACCTATATTGTAGGTAGAGCACTTCATGGTTAAATCGGGCAGGGAGAGATACTCATTGATCTCTACTGTTGATTAAAAATATATTACCAAGTTTCAATAGCGTCAGCGTTTGAGTAAGTTAAACTTGGTTATTCTTCTTAAACCCTTACATCCATAAGTCCACTTTCCTTGACTTAGTAAGGTAAATAACTTATCCTAAATCAGCAGTAGTAATATAGCTGAATTTAAAAGATATTGCAGTAATGCAGTTGGAGGGGAGACGAATGTTACCCTATAAACACTTGGATTGAGTATAAAACTTGGATGATATCAAGATCTCAATCCTTGTGTTTATTTGATAATTAGTTGATAATCAAGGATTTATAGTACTACGACAGTTGTCGTAGGTTAGTGAAATACCATCTCACACTATTTACCTCAATATAAAATTTCTACAAACTCGCTCTGATGTATTTTATTACATTAGAGCAAAAAAACACATCGTCATGGAAGACTATAATAAAGACTATGATCTCAATGGGATTACTATTCCAGCAGAGATTATTGACAAAGTAATAAGATCTGAATCAGGTCGTATTGTCGAAATCTGCCTTAAATGGTATGAAGGTAGAGCTTTCTGTATTCAACACAATATTGATTACATCTCAAGTTGTGGTTGGGTTTGTATAAGGATATAACACCAGTTTAAGATCAATAGAGACAATAATACTCGTTGATCTGATGTTTAAAAATACCGCAACAAATATCTCCACTTGCGGAAGTGCAGGTAAATAGGATTTGTCACTCTTATTGGGTGTTTTGCCTATTAACTCTAATTCCCACTAGTCCCTGGTAAGCTGTTATAATCTATAGTTGAAATTAATACACCATCTTAATTGATAGGAATGAAATCATTGATGATTATAACAGAGTGCAGAGGGTTTATAAGGAGTATGCCAAAAATCCTTCAAAAGAGTAGGCAATTATTCAAAAAATAAAAAGTATTATGTACAAGCTAAAATTCGGAGATGAAATTCTCCATGCTTACGTTCAAGAAACAACCGACACTCATGTAACATATACATGTTACGCTGTAAATACTGATGGAACTATTCAAAAAAATCCATCCAGAGAATGTGAAACCTGGGAAGCATTCAATAGAATGCATCTTGCATATCTATTGGACAAAGCTAAGTTCTATCTAACAGCAGGAGGAAATTTACTTGTAACTACATTACAGCAATATTGGTTTGCAAACCCAAATGGTAATTTTCTTCGGCTTGTAAGCCATGAAGAAATGTTAAGATTGACCGAAATTCTACCACAAATAGAATTTCAAGAAAACAAACCAGTCTTTGATTTACCTGTTTATTGGCAGTTGGTATGTTCATCGGAAGATGCAGTCACATTGTATTTCTTGCGTATCCCAGCAAGAGGAAGAGCAAAATTCCTTAAGCTGGAAACACTTAGCGGAATTGAAGAGCCGTCTGGATCTATCGTTATAGGTGCAGATAAGATGTTTTCTATTCCTGAAAGAATAGATAACGAATATCCTCACGAGGATATTATCCTTGACCAAATTGGAACAGAATGTACCATTGAAGAAATACTTCAACAAGTTCCAGTAACAGGAACTATTGAAGAACGACTTATTCAGATGGGTGTAAACCCTAATGGATATTTTAGAAAACAACAAAAATAAAAAATAATCTTACTGATTAGAGACACAAAAACCACCGCGTGATAGGCGGAACAATGGGAAGAAACGTAGTTTACTGAAAGGTAAATCGCACTCAGTAAGATTAAAAATAAACAATAGATTATCAATCACTCTACTACCATTGAGCATTGATTGGTTTAATAGTGCAATATGTAAATATATGTAAGTATATGAGTTCATAGAACAACTTGCAATGACACTATTATTTAAATCTCTTTTCTGTTCTTGTAAATAGTTGTGAGTTCTACATTGTAGTTCCATACTAATACACAGTCGATTTATCACTGGATAAAACAGATGTTTATTTTTTTCAAAATGTATGAGCAAATTCACTAAAATAGTTGTAAATACAATTATTGCAATCTTATTGATTGTGGTAGTTGTACTTATTTACGACAAATGCAACCAAACTCCTAAGCGGACAGGAGTGCCTATGAACACCGAAATTAATCCTAACTAATGTGGTTCTGGATTAAAGTCGCATGTTATATGCTATCAATATACACATTATGTGGAGCTTTATATTGCTATTATACAGACTTTAATGGAAGTCTTACACAAGCAATGGAAACCACAGAGGTGTTTATTGTAGCATTCCTCTTCTCATTTTTTTCTCTTATACCTATTTTAGGCAAAAGAGCAGAAAGAAAAGCAGAAGAAGACGCAAAAAAATAAGTCCGTAACAAACTGCGGTAACAGAATAATTATAGCAACGGAGCTGAATTATTTCTCTTATTGTATATCAGGAGTTTGTCCAATAGATCAATGCCTACTAGTACAGGTTCTATTGGTTTTATCTGATATTTTCACTTCATTTTTTAAATTGTAACGGATATGCAATTGATAAATTATAACTATAAAGTTTCACAAAACTTTGTATATGTTACGTTTAAAGGTAATATCTTTAAATTAAAACCGACCGAATCTTTTGAATTATCGTTTGAAAGACTTGGTGGAATTTATATACCTGAGGAATCAGGAGAACATGGAAGTGTCTGGAAATTTCCATCTTTTGTCTCATCACAAATAATTCAAGAAATTATTCGTAACACTTGTTTTGAATGTGGTGGATTAATGATGAATTCACAAGCATTACAAAATACATTGGTAACAACTAATGATTTTGACAATGATGCTGGTCAACGTGGATCAACCCAATCACAAGTTGGTTCACCTATAATAAAAGATGTACGCAAATGTACATCTTGCGGTCATTCACACACATAAGATTACAGTATGGAAAATTTTAACATAGGCGATAAAGTCTATTGTAACTATCATCATCTACATGGTGTAGTATCTAGCATAAACAATCATCCAATCTATCCGATTAACGTAATTTTTTCCACGTATGATACATGTTTATATACGGAAGATGGCCGATATTTACCAGTTGACCCAACTCCATCATTGTCAAAAGTAGAACTCCAATTTCCAAGAATAATGGAAGTTCGTGATTCTAATAGTGAATGGGTCAAAAGAGTTGTAATTGCATTCAAACAAGGTTATTATATTGCCTGGATACATGCTGAAACATTTGAAGAGGCTGAAAAGGAAACTCAAACTACCACTTGGCAACAAGCCCGTGAAATTCAAGAATTTCAAGTAATTGAGGTAACACTTGAAGAGATTGCGAAATTGAAAGGTTGTTCTGTTGAACAGCTTCGTATAAAAGATTAAGTTAGACCATAGACTTCTAAAATATGGTAACAGTTATTATAAGATAATAGTTCCGAAGTTCTACTGTAAAAAGAACTTTAAAATATTGGCTAGAAATAGACCGTATAAGCCTTATATCTGAAACTTGAGTTAATTCAAGTAAAAGGTAAACAGGATAAGTTTGAGTTATAACCATTACACTCAAATGATGGCAGCGAGATTGCGTACTCGCGTTTTATATATTGTAAAGTTGTACCCATTAGTAGGGTTTAAATGAGACTAAGGTCAGCAACAGATATATAATCCTATACTAATAAAGAGTAATTAACTTTATTAGTAATTGTGCAGTCAGGAGTTAAATCCTGAAATATTGTTAAATTTTAAACAACTTATTATGAGCAGAGTAAATCGTAAAATACGAAAAACCCAAAAACAATATTCAAAATTGGTATTCGAGTCAAAAAGACCAATTTACGCACCTATTAATGAAGGTTCCACAGTCACAATGTTTGTGGGCTTCACTAAAGGTATTACATACGTAAAACCAGAAGAAATTCTTCTATAAATATATGTTTACTAAACTACAAATCTCTGACCTTAATGGGATTGCAACCATTACTAGAACAGGAGGGGATAGCCTACTAAGTGTAGGTGAAAATGCTAATCAAACTCCATTTTCAGCACTTGCTAATGGATTTGATCTACGAATGGGAATCAAAGTTTCTGAAAAGCAGTATGATAAAGCTGCTCGGAATCAATCCAACAATCAAACTATTATCAACAGGTCAACTTTGTTGAAAAAGATCAATCCTTCGATGTTTGGTTCACACTCAAATTCTTCAGTTACAGAAATAACTGGTAAGAAAGGTGAGTACAAAATCATCAAAGGACAAAAGCGATTTATTCCACCTGTTCTTACAGTGGAAGAAGAGATCTGGTGCAGTATTGCCGATTGGGCGTATAGCTCATTTGGTACTCTGCGAGGAGTAACTTGTTTGATTTCTCTCCAGAATGGAGAAAAAATGTTTAAAAAATTCTGAAATGCTGACAATCGAAATTCAAAAAGAAGATTTACAAAAAGGGTTTGAGGCCCATGCAGCAGAATTGTTCAAACCTGGAAATTTCAAAACGTCAACTTAGAAAGAAAGAACGAGCATCAAAACGAGATAAGTATGGATATTCCATGACATTGTCTCGTCGCCAACGACGTGCTTTACGTCGTACCTCAATGTATAACAATTTTAAGTCCCAAACAGGCACTGTAACCATAAACCATAATGGTACTTTTACTGCTCCAAGCGGTCATCGCCACCATTATGCAGGTACACAACAGTGTCATTAAATAAAACCAATTGGAAACAAATCTAAACCCTGATAGAAATTGTATAGTAATATACAACATAGATGTAACTGTATGAGATATGTTACTATATACTATGGGGAGTTCTCAGCAAGATATTAAGCAGCCGGATGCTAATCGGCTTAAATCAGTTTATGTAAACAAAGAGGCTTAAATATCGTGACCCTAATTCAAAGTGCTTTGATTGTATCAGAGAGTGACTATGAAAGGGTGCTAAAATCAAATTATAAAAAACATGACAAAGATTTATACCATTTTTCAAACAAAAGAAGGAGAAGAAACGGAGATAGTGGGTCAAACTACAAAAAACAAAATTCCTGAACAGTCACAAATTGTAAAAAAAATTACAGGTAAAGCACCTGAATCAGCAAGTAAAACCCAAAACTCTTCTACGTTTAACGTAGGAAAGAATACTAAAATTGATTTTGTTGAAAAAGACGCTTTCAGTAAGTCCGATATTTCAGATTAAATAATTATGAAAGAAGATATAAAAATAATTTTAAAAGTAAGTTTAATTATCGCAGCAATATATTGCTTAATGGTATCTTTGATTGTAATTATCACAACATATATTAATCATTTGCTCGGAAGTTCAAGTTGCGAAGTGTTTACGATTAATAAATTGTTAGAATCAATAGTATCCAATTGTAAAATTTTACTTGCTGCGACTGGTGTAAGTTGTGTTATAGTGATTATATATATAATCATTAATAAATATTTAAAATTACCAAAATTACCAAAATTACCAAGAGTAGTAATACCGATTTCAGAAAAAACACAAGAAATAATTTCTAAAGTTATTGCTTGGTTATTGGTGATTTCTTTTACCGCTATTGCAATAATCCTGTTTTATTTTACAGTAACAGGTAATTTGTGTAAATAAAATTAAGTTAGCTTAATATCTGATGCAATATCACTATTAAGATGTTACTGGAGATTTATAATCTCGCGAGTAATGGGTCAAGCAAAGGCAATCCTTGAAAATATGTAATCCCAGTCAAATTTACATTGAAAAGAGAATGGAAATCTAGTGTATAGTCTTAGTCAATACGAAGATCGCATAATTCTCAAATTTTATGGTGAGGTAACTCAGTTGGCAGAGTGTTAGTTTGAAGAGCTAATGGTCGCTGGTTCAAGTCCAGCTCTCACCACAAATCCTCAACTATGAGTTAAATAGTCGTATAGTTAAACGGATTAACTCCTTAAGTTTATTCTAGATAAACGGATTTAGATATTTAACGGTTAAATAAATATCGCGTGTGCCAGCCATGTGAAGCTGGAGGATTTTTATTGTTTTTCCAATAAACAATCGTTGATTCTACGTAAAGGAATTAAAGGCGTGCCACTAAGTCTTTTCTAAAGGGTGATTTCCTAAGTGGTATTCTAAAATGACCTATAGCTCAATGGTAGAGCATAATATAATGAAATATAAATCACCCAAAATTCACAGAACACCATTATACAGGGCTAAGGCCGCATATCTTGGTATGCTCAAAAGATGTTTAAATGCTAATGGTAAAAATCCAACATATTCATGTGTTGAATTAAGAATGACATTAGAAGAATTTTTAGAATGGAGTTTACCAAGATATGCAGAGTTTATCTCAGAATTTCCTAATACTGTACCGAACGTAGCTCGTTATAATGACAAAGGACATTATGAAATAGGAAATATAGAAATTATAAGTCGCTTAGAAAATCAACAGCAAACTACATATAAAGCAGCTATTGAGGGATATAAAACATGCTCTAAATGTAATATCAATAAATCAATAGACAGCTTTGTTAAACATAAAGGAAAACCTGATGGATTAAGCTATGAATGTAGAGAATGTAAGAGGCTATATTATTTATTGAGAAAGAAATAATTAGATATCCTAGATTCGAATCCTGGTAGGTCAACCAATTACAATGTGATGATGTAGTGAATGATACAGAAGTAGGGGTAATTACCTACCTATGAATCTTAGTAGCCTGTAAGTAATTATCAAACAGAGGAAGCATTTCACCCATGTCAAGATTGGGGCATTGTAATTTTTTAAATAAGGGTATAGCTCAATTTGGATAGAGCGCTGTCATTGACTCCGTAGCTCAATTGTTAGAGCGTCAGACTTAGGTCTGAAGGTTGCAGGTTAGAGTCCTGCCGGAGTTGCCGAACTAGACAGAGGTTATTGGTTCAAGTCCAGTTGCCCTTACTAATTTTAAGATTTTAAAAAATAAGCAACGAGGTTTTACATTTAGCACCAGAAAGCTCCTAAAGGCTTTACAGGCAAAAGATCTTTGATGTAAAACAAGTTAAATGCGTGGGTTGGAATACCCATAATTCCAGGATGTATATCAGTTGGTAGATAGCTTGCATTGGACGCAAGAGGTCGGTTGTTCGAGTCAATCCATCCTGACTATTTTAAAATACCAATAGTAAAATTCTCAAGTTGCACATAGAGAATTATTAAACCTAAACCAGTAAGGTGTGCAGTACTGTCAACGAAATATGAAATTTCAAGAGTTTAACAAAGCAATTAAACAGCAGTTTGCATTTATGTGTGAACAACCTGTTTTATTCAGATCTAAAATTTCTGGACATGAAGTTTGGGATAAGTATATCTCAAGTTTCACTAAAGAAGCTGATCCTGTATTCAGAGATCCAAATTCTACTGAACATACATGTAATCATGACAAGAATTTTATTCATCGTTATGGTAACATTGTAGCTTTAGTCAATGGTGAGATTGTAACAATGTTTGATACAGTAGATCTGTCTGATAATATTTACTCTCGCCCTGCAAACAATGTAGCATTTCTTTTAAAGAATAATCCAATTGAAAATGTATTTGTAGAATCATACGATACTCTCAATAGACTATTAAATTATGAATCTACAAATAAAACTCAAGCTGAATATAAATTAGGCTTTGAAAAAAGCAACAAAATTTATACTCAGGAAGAAGCTGACAAATTTGGTGTAGTTACTCCAGGTCAAGTATATACATTTTATCATTTTAATGCTATACTTCCTAAAAAGTTTGTAGATTTTTCTAGTAACTCAGTTGAATCTATTCAAGGTAATCATCGTGATGCTAAAAATGTATTCAAAAGAGGTCTTGATGAAATTTCATTGGATACATTAGTGTTAGTGCGTGATTTGATTCAACAAGGTAGTTTGTTGAATGGTGATTCATACTTAGATAAGCTTAAAAAGTTTATTGAGTTTGCAACTGAATACAAAGATGTACCAACTAAAGAGAAGGATAATTGGTGTTGGATTAAATCCAACAATCTACCATTTGCTAAATTTAGAAATGAATTAATTGGAACTCTTTGTGTAGAATTAACACAGGGGGAAGATTTGAATAAGGCTGTACTTACATGGAATAAGCGAGTTGATCCTGCTAATTACATGAAAGCTACTGCTCCTATTAGTCAAAAACAAATTGCGGAAGCTAAAAAGTTTGTTGAAGAAAATGGATACGAAGAATCATTTGATCGTAGGTTCTCTACATTAGATGATATTAACATCTCAGAAATTCTTCACCAAAATGTAGGCACAGATACTATTAAACAAGCATCTGTATTTGATAAAGTTGCACCATCTACATCTACTCAACATAAACGTAGTCAATTTGATGGTATTGAAGAAGTTTCTATTGAAAAGTTTATGAAGGATATTCTTCCAACATGCGCTTCAATTGAAGCTTTTCTTGAAAATAGATTTAGTGGTAACTTAGTAGCATTGCATACGGCAAATAATCCTGACAGTAAGAAAGCATTTAAATGGTCTAACAATTTTGGTTGGACTTATAATGGTAATCTTGCAGGTAAAAGTATGATTAAAGATGCTGTTAAAGATCGAGGTGGTAAAATTGAAGCTCCTATTCGAGTAAGTATTCACTTTCCAAAAACAACATCTGATTACGACTTACATTGTAAAGAGCCTAATGGTAATGAAATTTACTATAGTAATAGACGTAGTATGCAACCATCATCAGGAATGTTGGATTTGGATGCTCAAGGATGTGATGGTCATTTTCCACCTGAAAAACGTGTAGAAAATTTGACATATTCAAATCTTTCTGTTATGCCAAATGGTGAATACAGATTGTTTGTTCATAATTATAGTGGACCGACTGTTCGAACAGATTTTACGGCTGAAGTTGAAATACTTGGGGAAATCACATCTTTATTTGTTAAGGCTAGTCATAAAGGAACAGTTGAATTGGGAAAACTGTTGTGTAAAAATGGACAAGTAGAATTTATTCCTGATTTAAATAATTGTCAGATTTTAGAATCACAATCTGCTTCTACGAAGATTTGGAATCTTGATACCAATCAATTCCATAAAGTCAACTTGGTTTGCTTATCTCCTAACTTTTGGGGTGATAATAATACAGGCAACAAACATTACATGTTTATGCTTGATAATTGTAAATCTGATATTGCTTTACGTTCATTTCATACGGAGTTCTTAAATTCTGATTTATTAGAACATCGTAAAGTAATGGAAGTATTAGGTGAAACTACAAAACTTGAACCAGCAACTAAACAGTTGTGTGGATTGGGTTTTAATTCGACTATTTCCGAGGAGTTAATATTGAAGTTATCAGGTAGTCATAAACGAACAATTAAAATAAAATTTTAAAATGAATATATTTGAATTAGCCTCACGGCTTAAACTCCGTTTTCATTTAGGAGGGGTTATTTCCTGCGAACAATTGTGGGATATTAATCTCGATATGTTAGTTACTCATGAAGAGCAATTAACTGAAACCATAGAAGGTTATGGTAAATCTACTCGTCGTAAGGCTGGTCGTAAGACCAAAGAACAAGAAGCAAACGAATTGCGGCTTGCCATTGTAACATCTATTCTTGATACTCGTATCAAAGAACAAGAAGAAACTCAAGCTGCTGCTGCAAATAAAATCCACAATCAAAAAATTATGGATTTAATTGCTCGAAAACAAGATGCTGAATTGGAAGCAATGTCAGCAGATGAGTTAAAAGCAATGTTGAAGTAACTTTAAATTAGTTAGTGGCGGAAGATAGACGCTAACCAGAGGATGATAGCAATGAAAATGCCCAACGATAAGTCCTGTTATGGTATCAGAAGTGAAGTAGTTGTGTGCAGGTATCGAATCCTGTCTAACTAAATTAAAACTACATAAACGCGTAGTAAAAAACTAAAATAGCGAAGTTTCTCAAGTAATTGAGTTTTAGATAGCTATTTTTGGCGGGTTCATCTAATGGTTAGGATAGTAGGTTTTCGACCTATTCATGAGAGTTCGATTCTCTCACTCGCTACAATACAAGGCCTTATAGCTCAATGGATAGAGCAAGGGATTTCTAATCCCTAGATAGAGGTTCGATCCCTCTTGGGGTCACAAAAATCAAAGTAATATGTGTAAACCATGTAATAATACAGGATGGATTAACGGTTATCCGTGTCCCTATTGTTTATCAGATTTAAAAATAAAATATTATGAAATTTTCAGACTTCCCAATAGAAATACAAAATAAAGTAAAAGAAAGAGTTGAAGAGCAAGGAAGAAAATATTCTCCTAATGTTTTCGATTATGATATATATTCAGATAAATATAAAGATGGCTTTAATTGGTGGCAAACAATAGAGGGAGATCTTTTTTGGGAAAAAGTTCTTACTAAAAAACAATTTGATATATTCTTTGAAAAGTATCCTCAAGAAGAAATATGTGGATTTAAAATTGGAGATAAAGTAAATCATGTTAGGTTCCCTCATTTAATTTTTGAAATTATTGGGTTTAATATTCATGATAATTCTGTTTTAATTTTTTCAGAATTATTTACTGAAGGACACGGAGCAAGTACAAACGATCTCACACATGGTAAAAGAAAAGATTACTCTTTTGGACACTTTTTTGCTGGAGTTAAAAATATAAGTCATTTAAAAGAACAATCTATATCAAAAAATGATTCAGATGATATTTGGATAGGAGATACTGTTGAGGTAATAGCCAAAAATGATGATGCTGGATTCTTTGATGGAATAGCTTACATAGGATTAAAATTTAAAATTACTAATGTAAGGTCTTGTTCAAAAAATGAGTTTAATCATGGATCGAAGATGGTACATTTCAATAATAATGAATATTGTGTAAACTGGACTAGAAATATGCTTAAAAAAGTATCTCCTGAAGAAACAAATTCTAACAATTTAAATATAATAAATAATGGCGAAAGCACAAGCAGTCCAATCATATTTGGATTCACTATCAGCCTCGATAGAGGATCTCCTGTTCGAGGAGCGGCTATTAAAAGTTCAAACCAAGAAATCAGAGTGGGAAATTAGCATTGCTACTACAAAAGCAAGTATTGCTAAAGCGCAACAAGAATTGGCTCAGGCTATTCGTAATGCTGATTTACAAGGTATTATAGATGCCAAAAATAAATTGGCAGGATTTGAATCTGGCCTAGAAGTAGCGTCTATGTATTTTAGACAGCTATTTCCAGTAGAAGTATAATTTATCCTGACAGTGATATCGAGGGATAAGTAAAGTTTTATAAGTTGTACTTTCTAATTAGAGAAACAACTTATATTTTATTGCGAGGGAATGAAACGAATATATAAATCATGCAGCGCAAATCTTTAGGTAGATATAATACTGAACAAGAAGCTATTGAAGTAAGATCAAACTATATTAATTCTATTCCAGACTGAAACTGGACAGGATTAATTTTTAAATATAGGAAGGCCCCAGTTGACTGAGGTACACACTCTTGAAAAGTGCTAGGACGGTAAAACGTTGTAAGGGTTGGACTCCCTTGCCTTCCGCCAAATTTTATAAGATTTTTTTAATTAAGAAATAATGAATACAATTGGTAAACTTTCCATTGCGTTACAACATTTTTCCGAAACATGTCTAGAAAGAAATGTTCCTGTTGGGTTTATAGTGACTTGTTCTGGTAAGTATGCTATTCGGTTTTCTTTAATTGATTCAGTTATAATTAAAGATTCATTAGATACGGTGATACAGACTATCGTTTCAATGTATGATAACGATATATTAAAAACTTAAACTAACATGATTTATATTATCAAAATTAATTTGGAGGTTGGTAGAGTCTAGTTTTGGAGAGCAGGTAAATATTGATTTGTTACTTTGATCTACTAAGTTAGTCAGCTTAATCACGGTTAGAGTTCGATTCTCTAGTTCTCCGCTCAAATTTAAATTATTATGATAAATTTTAATTATTTGGAACAGCTTCCTTTTAAGGAACCCATGCGTAGATCTGACGTTTGGTATGCATACAGTTACGGTGATTGTCATCCTGTAGGAGGAATAAATACTTGGAAAAGAATTCGACGTATTATATATAATAATATTGGAAAATCATTTGATATGGCCTTTCGTTATTATTGTAAACAAGTTCCAAAATATCAGCAATATTTATTTTTAGACGAATTTGATAATAATTCAAGTTTTTACGTCTTTAGTTATTCTATTGATAGTCAAGGTAATATTTGTAAACCTAAAAGACAATATAATATAAAATCGTCGTATAAAGTTTATTCTAAAGATTATAAGGTAAAGTGGATTCATAAACAATTTAAATGGGTTACATACATTCGTCCTTGGAATGAAAATGAATATGAAAGATCTTATGATGGATCTGTTTTAGAATTTAAATCTAGAAAAGATCCTTTATACAAAAAACTTGTTTGGAAACAGCAAGCTGAATCTAAACAAAATAATCGTATTAATAAAAAACTACAGAAACAAAAATCTCTGGATATTTTTAATAATGCGTTATTAAAACAAAAAGAAAAACTATTAGAACAAAAAGCATTAGATATCTTAAAAAGAGATCAAGCTGGATTTGATGAAAATAGTTTTAAAGGAGAAAATTATCACGGAAGAAAGAAAAAAAAATGCAAACAACAGAAGAAATTATTAAAATCTTTGAAGGATTAAAAGAATTTTATACTCATAAAGAGTATTGGGAAAATCAACATAGACTTGAGGAAGAAAAGTTTCAAATGTTGGTTCATCTTTTACAAAATGAAAAACTACCTAAAAGTAGTCGTAAGTTTGTAGAAGAATTAAGAAAAGTTAGAAATCAAAGATGGTTAGTAAGTAGAATTTGTATGCTTCAAAATCAAGATATGAAATGTGCATTAGGACACTTAAAAACTTTTAATGAACCAAAGATTCGAGAAACAAAAATAAAAGAATTGGAAGAATATTCTCAGTTCATAAAAACACTATAAATTAATAAATTCACTAATAAATTCAATTAAAATGTTCAATCTAACATTCAATTCAGAACTCAATCAATTTGAAGGTCAATTCAAAGCTACAGTAACTTCTCTTGGAGAAGCTGTACAAACAAACGTTAACGGTAAGGAGTATGTTGTTGGTGCTGTGAAATTCACCAATAATAAAGGTGAAGTAGTTGAACGTTCTGCTATTTGCTACATGAAAAACCTTGAAAAAGGAATTTCAGTAGGAAATGAATATCTTTGCAATGTGACAATTACGGAGGCACGCCCAACAGAACCAATTATTTCAATTAGTCCTTTGACATCCGCAGTTCGTGCAACAGCAAGTGATTTTGATTTCAATTTCGCCGAGGCCCTTGCTTTACAAGGTGTTGGTGTTGAAGAAGTAGCCTAAAACCAAATAATCCATATAGAGTATAGCTAAACTATACAATCTTCAGTTGAGAGAGGTCTGAAGGAAAGATGGTAGAAAACATCCCATTGTTCTAAGAAGTGGTTGGGTCATTCCCAAATGATTTTAGGAACTTGAGTACAAGTGCAAGATGGCGAAACCTAAAAGAGAATGATAAAATAGCGCATCCAGATAAAACTGGTTCGATTCCAGAAACCCATATAGTATAGCTAGAGTCAATATAGCAAGAGTCTTACAGGTTGGAAAGACATCAATTTGGTAGAGTACTTCGTATGGTGACAGTCTGGAAAGACAGATAATGGGGAGGTGGTGAAATGGTAAACACGAAGGGCTTAAGCCCCTTTGGTCATTAGACTTTGAGGGTTCGAGTCCCTCTCTCCCTACTACAATAATATTTAAACTTTAGTAATGAAATTAGCCGTACAACTTGGCCTTAGAGATAAGGTGGAAAAAGGATTTAGTTTAATGCTGGATGATATGTTCAGTAAATTCAAAAACAAACAAGGATTATTTAAAGGTTATCAAAAAACATATACTCCTATTGATGGGTATGCAGATGAACCTAGTAAGCGTGGATATGAAGCAGTTGCTTCAACTGTTGGAGAACAATTAAGTTGGTTTAAAACTCATGTTCAAGATTATTTCAATATTGTATTCAGTATTGAAAAAACAAATGCAACAGGAGTAACTTCTGATTTAGTTGTAGATGGAAAAAATTGGGGAACTTACACTACCCTGGAACTTTTAAGACTCAAGTCTATTTTGGACGGTAAAATTAAAAGTTTGATTCATGAACTTCCAATCAGAAAAGAATCTGTAATCTGGAAAGAATCAACAAATGGAGAACATGAGGGACGTGAGATTTATGAAAGTCCAATTGATGAAGGTTTTTCAAAAACCACAATTAAGGAAAGTTATATTTTAGTTGATCCGCATCCAGATAAAAGTCGTCAGCCAATTGTAGGTGAAAAATCTACGCAAGTAAATATTGGTTCCTATACAGCTCAAGAATACTCAGGGGAGTACACAACTCGTCAACGAGCTATTATTTTAGCCAAATATGATAATTTATATAAAGCTGTTATTGCAGCTTTAGAAAATGCAAATACAATAGAAAGTCAAGAATCTGATCTTGGAAACAAGGTACTTGAATTTCTATTTTAAGAATATTGACTCTTTATAACTTTAGCATTAGTCTTACAAAATGATGGTATTTACTTTTAGTAGATAGTTTTGTGAGTCAAGCTTTAGTTTTAGTCATCTTTGAAAGCCATCTGTTCTAACTCAAGGTCAGAAGTTCAATTCTTCTTACGTCCTCTATTACTTATTTAACTACGGACGTATAGCTCAGTGGTAGAGCATTGAATTTAAGTATAAAAACAGATGAATGCGAGTAATTACAAAAGTTTCCTGTTTACTAGGATATATGTAGCAGGAAACTACTGGGAGTGTATGCCAATTGGTAGAGCAGCAGATTCCATCATTCTGTGGTTGTTAGTTCGAATCTAACTTCTTCCACTGTGACTATAGTTTAACGGTAGAACGTTGGTTTGTGGTTCCAACAGTGCAAGTTCGATTCTTGTTAGTCACCTAATTTTTAAATTTGCAATAATGAAAAAACCTATAGGATTATCATTTTTTAAGCAAGAACATCATCTTGCAATATCAATTTTTTATTCTTCTAGTTGGGGGTGTAAAAGAAATTGTAAAACAGTTGCAGACTGCAATTTAAGTTGTAAAAATAATTAATATATATGAGCAAAATTAGTTTAAAAGCGCAGTGGACTTTATACCATATATTGTCCAATACTCACCCAAACAAAGATTTTTCAAGTTGGGTAGCAGATGAGAGTAGAGATATGAAAGGGATTGCAGAAGAACTTCTCTCAAAAGAATTGGTAACTACTGATTCAACTGGAAACTATATTCCAACTCAAGCAGGAATAAATTACTTTAGGAAATCAAATCCTGAAGTTACAGATTTAATTCGTCAGATTAAATCTGCTATTCCGCCAAATCCAAAATTTAGCGTGATTGTTGAAAGTTTATCAGATACTGCTTTGGTAGGATTGACTTACGCAATCTTTGGAGAAATTGGCCGTAGAGGTGATCCAGAAAAACCAGAAGTAGTAGCATGGTGGCAGGAAAAGATTCATGCTTTTCACACTGTTCTCACAGAAGCTACTCCTGATAGTCTTTGGGAACGGCAACAAAAACAAAATACATTCTTTGGAGAAACAAGTGAAGCTGTTAAACCAAAGAAAGCAACTAAAAAATAAACCTTAAGGTGAGCAATTTGTCTCTAAGAATGAAAATGTTCTTTTAGATAAATTGTTCACCTTTTTCTAAACCTTCTTATGATATATAGAAAAGGAGAAACAGTAACAGTAATTCCTAGAAAAAAACCTATTAAATATTATCTAATGGCTTTTGTTGGATATTTTGTTGCTAATGATAGAACTAGAATATTCAAACTAAAAAAACCATTAGAAGATGGTAGAAACTTAGTTCAGTATGAAATGTGGGAAACATTGAATTTGAATACCGGATTAAGAGAACTTGCTAAAATACCAGTTTATCTTTATGGGGAAGAAGAAGATTCTACTTTAGAAAAAGATCGCCCTAACACCATTGATGATAATAACGAAGTAACTTCTTTACTAGATCATTATTCTTGTTGGGAGTACTATATTCAAACAGGAGAATCTATTAGAGATAGAAAGAATTTCCATTTAGAATTAGCACAACAAAAGCATATAAATGAAGTTGCTAAGTTAAGAATGTTGGATTCAGACACCAGTTTATCCAATAACTATAAAATTGGCATTAGATATAAATTGATAATGAAAACAACGCCTAATCTGTTAGCATTAAGAGAGTTTTCTACCTGGAAAAAACAATTTCCAGAATTGTTCATTAAATTACAAAATGATGTATATAAGAGTAATGATAATTTGGAGTCTTCTGATTCCAACCAATTCTATTATAAATAAAGAAAAAGAAATAATAAAACAAGATTATAGTTATACTTTAAACAAGGATTCTATAGAATATTATCCATTAAATGAAGTAATGGCGGCTATTGCATATCATGAATGTTTTAATTTAAGCAGGAATGAACGATGGTTAGTTATGGAAGCTTTTCATAACAGACTATTGGATAATTTTAATAACAATGGAGAAACTGTAAAAGAGCAACTTTTAGCTCCTAAACAGTTTACAGGTTTATGGAAGTATTCTCCACAACAGTGGAAGTTTGATACTATGGACACACTTTGTACTGAAAATCTAAAAATGGCTAATTTGATTATAGCTGGTGTTAGAATGGCAGATCAAAGAATTTACTATTGGGCTGGTATTTCAGATAGAAATACTCGTCATGGTAAATGGGTAGGAAAACATAAAATTTATTCACAAACTAAACATTGGTTTCGATAATGTTTTGGATATTCTATTCTATTTGGGTTGTGTTATTTTGTATTATTGTTTGGACAAAACCACTAATATTTAACACAATATTTGAATTTATAATTGGATTGTCTCCAATAGGATTATTTTATTTAATTTACAAATTATTATGACAACACAAACAAAAAAAGAACAAGTTAATTTACCTGAAGTAAAAGTTACATTTAGCGAGTTATTTGTAATTAAATATTTTGATGGATTAGCTAATTATTGGTCTGGTTCTGGTAATTACACTACTAATATTAACGAAGCTCGTTTATATAAAACGGCTGGACATGCTCAATTAATAGCTGATAGTTTGTTAGCTACAAAACCACAGGTAGTACCTGTACAAATTCAAGAAATATGAAAAATTTATTTATTATTTTATTTACAATTATTTCGTTTACTGTTCAAGCACAAGATATGATTTTTGCAGGAAATACTATTGTATCTAAAAGTTCAGATACTTTAGAACTTGTAAATCATAATTATATTATGGGTATCGGTCTTACCAGTAATATTATTGTATTTGAAATTGACTCTGTTATGTTTGAAATCCCTATAATTGCTAAGATTAAAAAACAATCTTTAGTGATGATTTGGACAGAAAACTCATTCTTTCAGTTTATTCCTAGAAAGATTATTACTGAGTATCCGTATTGTTCTAACATTGAATTTATTCAGTATTATCATACACGTCCTATTAAACCTCAAATGGCTATAAAATGAATGATTTAGAAAAACTAGGTTATTATGGTTTTTATGGAGCTATTGCATTGTTAATTATAATTACAATTTCTAACTTATGAGTAAGAATTGTGCTTTCAAAAAGGATATAATTGGAATGACTTGCATTGGAGTAAAAAGAGAGGTAGTTTTATTGTTAAAAATACTTATAAAAATGGTATATTAGAACCTTCTTATTGGGTTAATGATCCATTGTATAGGATTGATAAAGAAGATGTTATTAGAACTAAATGGGAAGTTATCGAAACTCCCTTAACTTTTACAGAAAATAATTTTAAAAATTGGTTATGACACAAAGAGAATTTTTAGTATCAACAGTACAATTTTATACTTCTGAAAACCGGAGTGTACATTCGGGAACAAATGAGTGCTTATATGCACCAACTGAAAATAGTCCAGGTTGCGCAATTGGTAGATTTTTAAATAAAGATTTAGCTTTAGAACTTGATGAAAAAGATACAAAAGGGTTAGCTGTATCATTTGTAAAATTAAATACACCAGATCTTTTTGAACAATTTCCAGATTGGATGAAAGAGATGAATATTTCTTTTCTTAGAAAAGTTCAACTTTTACACGATGATTCTGAAAATTGGAATGAAAATGGAATTTCTGATAAGGGAAAGGAAATTGTAAAAGAAATTTATGAATATCATGAATTAGAACCTTTAACAGAAGATGAATTTAAGAGAATTGATAACTAATCTTCAAGTTTTAGAAGACAGTTTAGAAGCAAAAGGAGATACACCAGTGCTGATATCTGAATATGGAATAGTTAGTGATAGATCTGTTCAATTATATTTAAGAGATTTACAATCTACAGATATAAGATTTGAACAAGATTTAGACAGCAAGCCCATTGTATTAGATACACCTGAAAATAATGCTGTTATTTTTGGATTTATACCTACATATGTCGAAGAAAAAGTATAAACCTAAATTAAAGTTTAAAGATTCGAATATAACTTCTTCTTTTAATGATTTATTTTGGGTAGCTGGTAGAACATCTGCGGATATTTTAGAGTTTGCAGCATTAAATAAAATGCCTTGTTTTTGTTATTTAACAAGTACTCCTATTACGAGTATGATATATTTTCATCAAAAAATTAAAATCCATGCGTAAAAAAATAATTATTACAGTAAGCATATTAGCAACAATAGGTTTTATTTGGTTTCCAATATTCATATTTAATTTTATAGCATGGCTAATTATGATAATGATTATTAAAACTTTTATTGAGATGATATGGTAGATTTTATATTACATTTATTAGGTTTATGTTCTGATAATTTAGGACATATTGACCTAATGGATATTTTAGTACAGTTCCAACATTTAATACAGTGGAGAAGAATTTAAAGAAAGAGCAGGTGCAGAATGAAGCCATGCAAGTTTGGCTAGATAATGAGAAGATGGGTACAATAGAACTTGCTACAGGTATGGGTAAAACATTTACTGCTTTTAAAGCAATATTAACTATGCCTAAAGGCAGTAATGTTTTATTCCTAGCTGAAACTACGGTTAGAGAAGCTACTGTATTAGAAGACGCTAGGAAATATAAAGAGTTTTATGGAATTAACCCATTAGAAAATTATCACTTTAAGTTTGCTTGTTATCAAGCAGCTTATAAATATTCTATTTGGGATTACTTTTCAAATACTACTCAAGAAAATACCATTATTATTTTTGATGAGATCCATGATTGTCTATCTACTGAATATTTCAAATTTATTCAAAACTCTAAATTAGATGAAAATCTAATTCCTAGAATGGGATTATCGGCTACGATAGATAGGAAAACTATTTATGAGATACAAGAACAGGAGATAACTAAGTTTGATCTTTTGCAAACATTCTGTCCAGTTGTTTATACTTATTCTTTACAAGAAAGCATTGAGAATAAAACAACCAGAGATATTAAGTTTATTGTGTATCAGCATAAACTAGAAGCTTTAGAAAAGAATATTCACATTAAAACTAAAGAATATGATTTTCATACTACTGAGTTAGCAAGTTACGCTAAACTTGAAAAAGATTTTAGAGAAGTAATGTTTTTACCTACTAAAACTCCTCAAGCTAAAAAAGCTAAAGAGTTTAGAATAATACAAACTGCTACTCGTAGAGCTAGATTTCTATATTCACTTCCAAGTAAGATTAAATTTGCCAAAAGACTTTTATTAGAACTTCCAGGAAAGACATTAGTATTTGGTCAAGATAGTAAAACTTTATTAGAATTATGCAAGACTTCTATTGTATCTCAAAATAAGAATTACATTAAAGATTTGGATAATTTTAAAAAAGGTTTGACTAAACTTACTTGTAGTAATAAGATCCTTAAGCAAGGTGAAAATATTCCTCATTTAGATAATATTGTATTATTTGCATATTATTCTAAAGTTAAGGATTGGAGTCAAATGATAGGTGAAAAGCTTGCCTATATCTATTTAATTCGGTGAACCCTAAGTCATAATTATGATATGGGAATACCGAGCCAAGCAGGATTAATATCCAGGCGTGTGTAGAGACTATCCCCTTTGTAGGGGAGTAGGGAAATCTGTCAAATTTCCCGAAACAGTAGATATTTGATTTTATATTATTTTACCAAAAAGGAAAAGGTGGTAACATATTTTTCTTAAAAATTAAAAACTAAAAAAGATTGAATACAATATATTGTATCTTTGTGTTTCACAAAATACAATAATATGTATATAATCTACAAACTTTACAGTAAAAGTGATTTAACACAAACACCAGTGTATATTGGTTACACAGGAACTTCTCTAAATCTTCGATTGAAAAGACATATCAATAAAGCAAAAAGTCAATATGGTAAACTCAATTGGCCTGTTATTAATTGGATTAATAAAGTTATTATAAACAAAGATCAAGTATTAATTGCTCCTATTGACCATGCTGAAACAATTGAAGAAGTAAAAAGAAAAGAGATTTATTATATTGCTAAATATAAATCCGAAGGATTAAATTTAAAAAATTCTACAAATGGCGGAGATGGTCAACTAGGTTCTAAAATTAAACAGTTTGCTAAAGACGGGACATTTATTAAATTATGGGACTGTGTTGCAAATATTGAACAGGAGCTAGGTTTATCTAATTCTCACATTTCTAGTTGTTGCAGAGGACGAAGAGGTAGAAAGACAGTCGGGGGATCTGTATGGAGATACGAAATAGATGGTTTTGATACGTATAATATTAAATATTCTAATTCATATACTAAATCTATCCAAAAGAAAATTTATCAAATTGCCACTGATGGAGAAATTATCAAGATTTGGGATCACGCACAACTTATAGAAAATGAATTGGGTTTCTATAGAAGGGGAATTATTAAGATTTGTAAAGATCCTGTTTCAAAACATAAACAAAGACCTAAATATCCAAGAATTTCATTCGGATATCACTGGGCATATGAATCAAATAAAGATATAGTCCAATCCTTACTGAAAAGTAAGAATACGATTCAGGTTGACATCTGATTTAAAACATCGTATTATAAAAAGAGGCTCAGGACAGATAAAGCCGTAGGAACAGTAATTGTATTTGTAACGTTAGGAACTCAAGAAGAAAAGTGGTTTCAATCAATGACTGAAGAAATGAATGTAAACTTTGTTTACTGTTCTTCAGTTGCAGAAATAATTAAAAATATATAATTTATGTGTTTACAATGTGAAACAAAATCAATAGTAATTGGAAATATCGGCGACATTTCCATACAAATAAGTACACAGGATCATCCTGAATGGAAAGAAGGTGCAATAGGATTAGTGTTTTTAAACGATCCGTTTGTTGTTTTTAATGAGATTAAAGAATGGTCAAAAGATTCATATTTTGATTTATCTGATGATGAGATTGAAAAAATTCTTGAATTTACATCAGATGAAAAACATTGGGATGCAGTTGAACTTGTAAATCAGATTAAATTTGATCCTTATGATGGATATAAGTTTATCCTTAATTTGAAAGCATTGGGATATGATGAAGAAGAGCATGGATACAGATGGGCATCATACTTTGTTCATAAAATCGCAGAAATGTTAGAAATGTATGAAAACAATTGAAGAAATTATTCAGAAAAATGAGCTAGAGTTTGATGAATATACAAATAAAACAATTATTCGTAAGGATGAGTTAATTCTAATAATGAAAGAGTATGCAGAGTTGTATGCTAAAAAATGTTTAGAAATAGCTGCTGAAAATGCTAATATTTTTTACGATGTTGGTGGTTATAATTACGTTGATTCCGGTTCTATTTTAAACATTAAACTACCTGAACATGAAGAGATTGCAAATTTATGATAGAGTAAATCAGTGTGAAACACTGGAAGAATTATCTCAAATTATTTTAGAATTAGCTGATGAAAACGGAGAAATTCGAGGAAGAGAAAGATCTTTTGATGCTGCTAAAATGGCAGAAAGATGTTTAAATTTTAGAAATTATATTCCAAATGTTTTAACTAGACAATTTGGTATTCGTCAACAAGCAATGTATATTATTTATTATGACAACGGAGAGAAAAATTGAAATATTAAAAACACTTTTAGAAGAATATTCCGAAGGAATATATAATGAGGGATTGTGTTATTATATTGTCTATGCAAGAAGTTTATCAATTGATGATATTATAATATTTAAAGACTGGTTTGTTGAGCAAAGACCAAAAAATACTCATTCCGCTTATTGGTGGCCATTAAATGAGTATGGTCGTGAAGAAAGAATAAAGTTTTTAAATAATTTAATTAAAAATTTAGAAAATGATACAAGAAGCCTGTGGTTTCAAAGATTCAAAAGGAAAATTTTGGGATTCTTTGGAAGAAGCTGAAAAAGCTGAAAAAAAATATGAGTATAAATCTTTAGAATTAGAAGTAAGAAATTTTTTAAAAGAAGACACTTTCTACGAAAGAGATTATTATGCTTTAAACATACTTACACAACGTATTATGTCACAACCTGAAAAAGTTTTATCTGTTTTATGGAAAGTAACCAGATATAATTTTAAACAAAAATTTCAAGATGGAAAATAAAACCACTTTAATAATTATTCCAAAAAGTGATTCAGGTGATACAATTTATAGTCTTCTAAATTTGGATACAGGTGAAGGATTAGCTCAACACTGGTGTTCTCATGGTGGTTTTGCTCCAGGAGATTTATATTTTAATGTACCTGAAAGAGTAAAAGAATATCAAGAAAGATTCGGTGAAATAGAAGTAAAATTTATTGACGAAACAGAAATTACAATAGAAGAATTACTAGAATTGAATAGAGGATTTCATGAAGATATTAATAGACATAGAAGTTTATCCTAATTTCTTTATGCTTGGTTGCTGGAATTACGAAACCAAAGAAAGATTTAGTTTCGTAATTTCAGAGTTTAGAGATGATCGTAAAGAATTACAAAAGTTTTTAAAAGAGTATGATGGCTTTTGGATTTCATTTAACGGTATTCATTACGATAATCCAGTATTGGCTTATGGTCAAAGAAACAATTGGTGGATAAATGAAAGCTTTAAGTCTGTTTGTGCTTATTTGAAATCTTTTTCAGATGTAGTTATTAACTCTGAAGATTATTCGAGATTTAAAATAGAAAAATATTGGAAATGGAAATTTACTAATATTGATTTATTTTTATATTGGAGTCAAGGTTTAAGACAATCTAAAAAGATTAGCTTAAAAGGTTTAGGTATTCAGTTAGGATACCCAGTAGTTCAAGAGTTACCTTTTCCACCAGATCATTATCTATTACCAGATGAAATTGAAGTTTTAGAACATTATAATCTACAACATGATTTAGGTATTTTAAATCTTTTAACGGAAGCTTTTGAAGGAAAGTCTAAAATAAGTATTGGTAATTTAGGCACTATTCAATTAAGAGGTCAAATTACAAAAGATTATAATCTTCCAGCATGGTCTTTAGATACTCCTAAAATAGCATCTGAAATTCTATTAAAGTTTTATTCTAAAGAAACCGGATCTAATCTTAAGGAAACCAGAGATTTAAGATTCTCAAAACCTATAATTAGATTTAGAGAATTGTTTGAAGACCTAAATATTCAATTTACATTACCAGAATTTCAAAAAGCATATTTCGATTGGTGTAATGCTATAGATACATTTAATACTCAATTTATATCTGGTACTCAAGAACATCCTATTAAAATATCAATAGGTGTTGGAGGTATTCATACTATTCAAGAGAATCAAATATTTGAATCTGATGATGAATGGATGATAGTAACTGACGATATTGCATCAATGTATCCAACTAATATTGAGAATTGGAAAGCTTTTAGATTTCCTGAAGTACTGGATAGTTATGTAGGATTTAAAACACTTAGAACTACAAAAACAAAACCTGGTTTAAAATCTACTGAGAAAGGTTCTCCAGAATGGATTAATTTTCA